TCGCCGATCTCGGACTGCCAGTCCCGCGGGTCGCAGTAGGCCCGCACGATCTTGAAATGGCGGGCCAGGTGGTCGACGGCGGCGTTCACTTCGCCCCGCGGGATCGACCCGCCGTGCTCGGCCGGGTTCCACCACGTCGGACGTTGTTCATCACCGACTGGGTAGGTCGGGGTGAACCTGTAGCCGTCGAGCATGCGCAAGCGGATACCGGTCCAGTCATTTGACTCCGACCCGTCGAACCCGAGACACACTTCCGTGCCAGCAAGCGGGACGGGCCGCTCGACTTTGCGGGATTCCCACAGGTCGTCGGGCATCCATGCGCCCTTGCCGTGCACCAGCCGGTTACCGAAGAACCGCTCAGCCTGCTCCGGGTCACGCTGGATCAGATCCGCAGCCTCAGCCTCGATCGAATCCAAGTCGATATGCCCGCCGAGCTCCTTCAACGCCTCGCCGTACACGACCCGGTGGATCTTCCGCCGCTCCGCCTTGTTCCGGTACGACAGATTCGGCGGCGCCTGCGTCATCTGCCGGTAAATGTCCCTGGCGGACGATTCAAACTGCTGCTGCGCGACCGAATTCTCTGACGGATCCCACGCGTTCGAGGTCGCCGACGCCCGACCACCCATACCGGCCAGGCCGCGGTATTGCGTGTCCGCGACCTTCGTCATTTTGTTCGTCGGCGTCCACAAACCGATCTCATCCTGCGGCGCGAACGTGATCCGCTGCCCCAAACGGGACTGCGCGCTCGAGGTCACCGTGTCAACCCGTCCGCCGCCCGGTAGACGGATGAATTCCTCACCCGTCTTGCGGATCACGTCGGCCAACGGCCCATATTCGATCATCGGCCTAAGCGCGCCGTAAATGTTGTCGGTCTGTTCCTCGGAAACAGCCGTTATCTGGATGAGCGGCGTCGGCCACTGCATCCCCATCGGCTCACCGGGCTCATAGGCATACTCCCAGCCACACGAACACGACGTTTGCGAGCCGTCGCACATATATCCGTCGCCCGATTCGGCCCAACCGGCGAACAACGCCGGCCCGACGCCCTCGAGACAGACATGCGCGGCGGTGTGCGGGCCTTTCCCGAGCTTCTGAGGCCCGATCAGCAGCCCGCGACGATAGACAAACGCTGGCGCGAGCACCGGAGCGCCCGGAATCCACCGCGTCTCGCCCCGGATCAGGTAGAACGAGGCAAAATAGCGGAGCTGGTAGTCATAGAGACGGAACGGCGCGCCGCGCCGGAACCCGTCAGGCACCACACAATGCGCCTCAACCCATGCCGGCGCGATCGCGAGCGTCTGATCGTTACGCTCCCCCACCGTTGAGCGCCTTCAGACGGTCACGCATCGACCCATCCGGGTTCGCCTTGACCGCAGCACGTTTCGCCGCGACCTGATCGGCCGCAACACGCCACCTGTTCCGCAGCATCGCCGCCGGATTCAACCCCAAACGGTCCGACCACTGCCGCAACTCCGCAGCAGCCTTCACATCACCCGCCTCAGCGAGCACCATCAGCCGCACATACAGCGCGACCTCAAGCGTCCAGCCGAGCCGTTCCCACGCCGCCGCCTGCGGAGTCACCCAAATCGAGGCCCACAACACCGACTCACGGTCAGGCAGCCCGTCCTCGAGCCCGCACAGCGGCCATTTCGGCGGATCACCCGCACGACCCTTCGCCGGAAGGTCCGTCCATCCGTCTTTGTCGGACGGACGGTCACGGCGCAACGCATCCGGGTCCGGCGGCGGCCCAGAATTAACCCTTGCTCCACCTCGAGGCATCGTGTTTCACTCCGATCAGCCGCCTTGCGCGGCATTCGGCAGCCAAACCGCGTTGCGCGGAAGGCCCAAGATCAAACCGGATCGAGGTCCGGGGTCCGACATTCACTGAACCTGCCCGACCAAACGGAAGCGCCCCGCGCGGTCTCGCTCCCCAACGTGCCGAAGGGGGCATGCCCCACGGGGGTGTCAGAAGAGTCGTGGGTCGTCTGCGAGTGGTGCGGTGTCGCCACGTCGGACGAGCCACTGTTGCTCTTGCTTGGTGCGGTGTGCGTGGCAGTTGGCGCATCGGATGACGCAGTACCGGCTGATGTGATCGAGGTAGCGGGCGAGCCTGCCCTTGCTAGTGAGTCGTGACCGATCACTGACCCAGCCGAGCGACCGATGCTTGGTCATCGGGTCGATGTGATCGAAGTGAAGAGCTTCCGGCCATGTATTGAAGCCACAGTCGACACAGCCTGATGTGAGCTTCAGTTCGTCGAGGATCGCGGAGGCGCGTTCGATGTGGCGCAGTTGGCTCTTATAGGCGGGCGACAGGGCTGGCAAGTGCTCGTCTCCCGCCTAGGTTGCTGTGGCGTGCCAGCCGCCGGGTTGATGCTCTGCTGTGACTATCGAGTGGCAGTGGTGGCAGAGGCCGCGTCCGTGGCGTGGGTCGTTGGGGTCTTCGCCTGCGTCTACGAGGTCGCGTCTGCTCACCGGGTAGTGGTCTGCTGTGGTGGCCCATGCTGCGTTGCAGCGTTTGCAGATGGGGTCGCGTGCGAGGACTGCGGTTCGGAACTGTCGGTGTCCTGTGCCGGTGTAGCCGCGTTGTGCTGCGCTGCCTCGTGCCCGCTCGGCCTTGGCCGTGCATTGCTGGCAGCGTGAGCCTGTGGTGATGATCGTCGGGCAGCTCGAGCACGTGCGGGCGGCTCGTGCCATGCGGTGAGGCTCTAGCCGTGTAGCTCGAACACTGCGGGTGCGACCTGGAACGCCAAGCCGGCAGCGACGAAAGCGAGGGCGTAGTGGGCTGCGTCAGGCACGCGCTTGCTGATGAGCATCAGGATTACAGCCACGATGTAGCAGATGAATGCGGCTACTTGGCAAGCGTGCATGGGTTCATCTCCATTGGAGTGCGCCGCAGCGGCAGGTTGCGGGTTCGGTGCTGGTGTCGAAGGTGTGGCCGCGGTGTGCGCATCGGCGGGTGTTGCGTTCCCAGAACAGCAGCGACGCGAGCTGGTGAACGGCGCGTCTCATGCGGCTGGTTTGGGTCGGTGCTGATCTGCGACGGGTAGGCCGGTCAGTTTGACGCGGTCTTCGAGGAGCCTGTCGATGCGTTTGGTGTAGAACGCGGCTTCGCTCATCGCGCCTCGCCAGTAGGCGCGGAGGTAGTTGGCGCGTGACGTGGCGATCTTGCCGTCGAGTTCGTCGAGGGTCATCGCTCACCGCCTCAGCCTCGGGCCGGGAATGACGAAAGGCCCCGATCCGCTCAGTTTGCGAAGTCGAGGCCTGGTTTTGGGCGCGCTGGTAGGGGTCAAGCGTTACACGCGTGTTTAGTGGACGCAAGTGACACGCCGAAGCCGGGGCAGCCAGCACGGACGGCGAGTGCGTCGAGGTTTCGGGTGTCGCGGTAGTCGATGAGTTCGTTGAAGTCGTAGCCGTTCCAATGGCGGGTGATATGGCCGTCATGTACCCAGCGGCGGATCGTGGCGGGTTTCACGCCGCACATTTCGGCAGCTTGGGTGAGCGGGACGCGGCTCATCTGTGGTGCCCGTCAAGGCCGATACGGCTTGTCGGGCCGGTGTTTCGTTCACGCCTTAGCCGTATCGCGCGCTCGAATGGTGTCTCGTGGAGTTTCGTCTCATCGAACACGTAATAGCGGGTGACGGTTACGGGCGGCAGCGACCACTCGTAGGTGTTGTAGACGATCTCGAGCGCCTGGGATAAGTCGTGCTGTATGCCAATGAACGGTGTCGGCGGACGACGAATATCGCCAACGATTAGGTGATCGACCGCCTCAATGAACCACCTGTCTGCGCGCGCCCAGCCCTGCTCGTAATATGAGTCGGCCGCCGGAATGTCTGCGTCCTCTTCGTCGACACGCGCGACCATCGCATCCTGGCTTGGATGCCAGTTGTCGAGCACGTCATCAGCGCGGGCGAACCATTCGTCGAGTTCGGCGGTGTTCACGACGCCTCCTGCATCCGCTTCAAACGAACTAGGTCAAGTGTGCCGTATCGGCGTCCGCAACGGTCACATTTCGGTTTATCCCCGTCTGGTGCGGGCCAGACTTGGCCGTAGCAGTCGCGGCCGTCAGTGACAGTGATGCAGTCACCGAGCGCGGCGATGTCGAACGTCCCTGACGCGGCTTTCAGGTGCCTGTGTAGCCATCGCAGCTCCGCGTCGTACTCGTCGACCCAGGGTGAGGCTGCGATGGTCTCAGCGTGCGCGGTGAGGGCGTTCGCGGCACCGGCGACGGTGAACGGCACGTCGAATGTGCCCCTAGCGTTGTTGGCCCATGCTTGGAGGACTGCGGCGGGGTCGGGGAGGTCGGCTGGTTCGCCGCCCGTGAACGTCCCGTCCGGGTTACGTGTGCCGCCTGCGTGCAAGCGGTCGGTGTCGAGCAGCATCGCCCACGCCTCCAACCGCAACGGCGACGGCGACGCGGGCTGCTTCTTCACATGAGAATGTTCGGCGGTGTCATCGGGGATTGAGCCGGCCAACAGCACATCCCCGAGCATCGCGTACATGTCCACAACCTGCGTGAGGGTGTTGATGTGGCGTTGGATGCAACCGTGGCAGCACCAGCCGACTTTCGCTTGCGGCGGGTGGGTCTTCTTGTCGTAGCGGTGTGGTAGGACGCAGTCACCCTCAACCCATTCGTGGTCGAGGCTGCCCCACGCGCCGCATCGTTCGCAGACGGTCGCCTCGCCGCTCATTCGGTCGATGCCCCCCAAAGAGCACAGAAGAACTCAGCAGCGGTGTAGACCTGGGCGAAGTAGTCGCTTCCGTCGATCACTGCAGCGGCAGGCGTGGGCAGTTGAGCTACGGTCGGGTGCATCGGGATGCCGTGGCATTCGCCGAGTTTCTTGTCGGCTTCGTCGGCTATGCGCTGCCGCTCGGCGTATGTGTCGGCCATGCCGTCCCATTCGATGTCGATCGGCCCGCGCCAGTCGGTGCGCTCACTCGGTGGCTTCCAGTGGCGGCATGAACCGCACGCGCGATCAGTCACGTCGGCTCTCCTTCCGTGCCTGACACAGCAACCGGCAGCCACGGCCCGACAAGCCGCTGCGAGACGGTCTCCCTATCGCGGCACATCGCTTCGGCCATCGCCAGCGAGCCAGCGGTCTTGTACCACTCGTTGAGCGTCACGCCGTACTCGATGCGCAGTTCTGCTAGTTGTGTGTGGGCGGCTTCCAGCGCAGCGATGAGCGCAGGCACAGCTTCACGAGCAGCAGCCGCGAAGTCTGCATCGGCGCGGGTCACCATGAACTCAGCGACGTATGAGCCCATCGCGTTCAACTCGCCCGACCATAGTGCGTGCTCGATGCCTTTGTATCCATGATCGTCGGTGAGCGCGCGCCACGGTCCGGGTGTTGCTGCGTCTGCGAGTCGTCGCCATTCCGCGATCTGTTCCGCGCTTGGCGTGTCGAGGGGTCGAAGCTCGCCGGTCACCCGGACAGCCTCACGGATCGCGGGGGCGTCAAGTTCGATAGCGAGGACGAGCCGTTGGCTAGCAGCCGCCTCTGGTTGCTTACGAGTCCCTGGATCGTGATACGCGGCGACAAGGTGATGTTGCCCTCGTTAGATTCCCGGCTCACCCGCGTGTGGGCTGGTGAAGTGCAAAGAATGTGCTCGCCCGACATGTGTGCCGAACCAGTGCAGGCGAACGGCTCGGTAATGATCCCGCCGCGCGGATCGTGATGTCTCCGCATGTTGTTGTGTATCTGAAGGTAGGTCAAGTTCATGTTCGGGATGGGCGGATCGCAATAGGTGTTGCTGACCATGCCGTCGTCGTCACACATCCGCTGAGTCATCGTGAACGGTCCGCTTGCGGGGCCGGGGTCTACCGGAACGCGCTTGTCTGGCACGCCTTGGCCCATCGCTAGCACTGGCTCGCCGTGCTCGAAGTTCGGTTGTTGCACGTCCAGACCGACCAGCGAGTCAGGCCACCGTTATTTGACCGTCCGAGAGCGTCGAGGTAGCGGAACGCCTTCGGCCCCCACCATTCGTGATAGTCGGCGTCGCTGAGCCGATCGTGTGGATGCAGAACGCGGATCTCGGTGCTCATTCGCTGTTTCCTTCCGGCCAGACGATCCGACGACCCGGCAGGCCCGCCCGCTGCGTCCTCGGTGCGTTCTTTAGCGACTCGGAGAGCAGCAAGAAACACCGCGAAAGCAGTCACGACGCCACCCCAGCCCGCAAATCCGAAGGCATCGACACGGCAGCGGCTTTCGCCTGCGCGATGTCAGCAACGAGCGCGTTGGTTTGCTCGAGGCGCTTCTGCGCGCGACGTTCGGCCTCACGCCCTGCGGTGGACTTCACCCACGCTGCGTATCGCAGCTTTGCCGTGCCGCAGGGGCCGCACGGTTTCTCGGTGCCGTCTGGGTGTTTGGAGCAGAACATCGACGGGGGGCCGGCGCTTGCGTCGGGAGGCTCCCCCAGTAGGGACTCAGGTTCGGGGTCGTGGGTTGCGGAATGTGGTTCGGGTATGTGGTCACCTAACGTAACCCTTAACCTGTCAAAAGCGGTTAGTGCATGGGATAGGGCATCCCGAGATCGTTTTTGCTCGTCGGATGTGGCAGGCGATGCGGCAAGCCGGTGCAGTTCGTCCACAGCGATATCCCGGATGTGGACAGACGAGATAGCGCTTACCGCATCGATGACGACGGGCAGCCGCTTCGAGTTCGACCAGCCCTGATCCCACTTCATGAACTTGCGGATCAGCAGCTCTTCGGTGTCCTCATCGATGACAAGGTGGCGCCCGGCGTGCTCGCACAACTGCTGCACCTGCTCGAGCAGTTGACCGCGCGTGACGCCCGCGGAGAGTTTCGCCCAGCGGCCCACAGTGAGCGCTAGCGTGCCGGCGGCGGTCACGTCGGGTTGCAGGCCGAGCGTGAAGTACACGGCCTGTAGCGGCTGCGTCAGGCTCGTGAAGTCGGAGTCCTGCCAGATGCTCGTGGTGAACCTGCCGTAATTACGCACCGGCCCACCTCGGGCCATCGCATACCGCCGCGAGCGCAGCGAACTGGTCGAGAGCCCAAATGGCCTCTGGGCTCTCTGCAACGTTCAGCCAGTCATAGGGTCGCGCAACCGGCTCCGCAGTGTCATCTGCGTCGAGGATCGCCTTGGCTTCTTCCTGGCGTCGTCGAACCATGTTCCAGGCGACGCCGCAGAAGTATCGGAATGTCGCGTCCGGTGGGACTTTTGACGACATCGCGGCGTTGACCGCATCACGCAAGTCCTCCCATGCAAGGCCGACTTCGAAGAACCGGTCGACCGTGTTCTCCCAATTTCCGCCGAGAGGGATGGGCTTCTTCATTGCGCCGCCATGCGTCCACTCGTTCCAAACGTCCTCGAACCATTCGCGGCGCTCCTGGCGCTGTTGGCGGTCGAGGTTCGCACGCTCGGCGGCGATCGTCATGGCGCGCGCCCATCGCAACGCGTCCTGCTGCACGTCGTCTACGAGGGATGCCTCAGCGGGCACCGACGATTTGCCGGCGTTGCAGTCGCGGCATGCTGTGATGAGGTTCGACGGGTCGTCAGAGCCACCTAGCGTGACGGGTACGACGTGGTCGATCGTCAGCACGGCATCCGGCGCGACGCCGCCGCAGTAGCGGCAGGCGTGGTTGTCGCGGCGCAGGATCTCGAACCGGAGTCTCTTGCTGACAGCCATCAGGCGCTCCTCGAGATTGGGCGGGAGTAGATGCGGGCAACCTCGGCCATCGCGGCCTCGTACAAAGCATCACGCGGGCCATCGACGGCTGCGAGCGCAGCGTTGCGGTCTGCGGTCTTCTCCGCGTTCCGTCTGGTGGCCTCCTGCTGCTCTAGCTGCTTACGCTCATTGCGACAGGAAGTGCATTCACGGTCACCGTTGGGGCGTTGGTACACGTTGTCGTCGGTGAGGGCGTGGCGACCACTACGGCAGAAGTGATGCCGCTTCTGGCCGGGGTTGGGGACGTACATGTCGATCGCGGTGTCGACCAGGGCTAGCGCGTCTTGTGCCATGAATACGGCGTCGACGCGGACGAGCGGGATGCGGCAGTGCTGCGCGATCTTCTCCGCTGTCCAGCCGAGAGCGCGTTTACATTCCACTTCGATGCGCTCGTACTCGGAGACGCTGAGCGGTCCCATTCGTCGTGCGGTCACGGTCGGCTCCGTTTCTTCGCTGCCGCGATCAGATGCTCCGCACACAGCCGCTCACCCGGCACTACTTCGTCGGTGCAGCGGATATCTACGTCCTCCCACGAATGAATCCACGAGCACTGACCGGCAGCAGGTTGGGATCGGGATGCGACAGCATGGGTATGGCTCATGAGACACGCTCCGAACCGAAGGTCAGCGTGTCGTTAGACAGCCACTTCGCCGCCGCTTCGCACTGTTCTTCGCGGGCCTCGACGCATACGGTGCGACGACCGAGAGACCGAGCAGCGACACCGACCGCGCAGGAGCCTGCGAACGGATCGAGCACGCGCCCACCTGGTTTGCAGCCGTATTCGATCATCGGCTCGAGGAGGCCACCCGGTTTCTGCGTCGGGTGGATCGCCTGCCCGTGCATCGACTGGGCGTAGATGACCGATCGCATGAGGCGTGGTCCGCCGTCCTGCGATTCGTACACAGATGGGCCGCGGGCGCCCTGGTGTTGTAGTGGTAGGGCCTTGCGGCGGACGCTGCGTGGTGTTGCGTCGCTCGTTGTCGGTACGTTCGTGTAGATGTCACTCCACGCGCCCTGGTAGAAGAATGCGGCCAGCTCGTGCACGGTGCGGAATCGGTCAGCAGCCAGAGATGACCCGTTGTGTTTCTCCCACACGATGTCCTGTGACAGCTTCCAGTCGCCGAACTCTGCGGCGCGATCCATGAACATCCGCAGAGACCCGAAGCACCACATCGACCGCGCGTATTTCGCGACGATCTCGGGCCACTCGGTCTGCCAGCGATCCCAGGCGAGCGATGTCACCGCATAGGGCGGGTCTGCGATCACAAGGTCGAAGTCGTCGCGTCTGTAGCGGGTGAGTGCGTCGCGGTAGTCGCCATGCCAGAGCGTGACCGACTCGTCCTGGTAATACAGCGCGGTCACGGCTTCCACCGCTTCCACGTCCAGATCGAAGCGGCCCAGTTGGTGTCGAGAAACGCGGTGTACGCCTTGCCGCAATCGCAGATCCACAGTCGATGCCGGTACTTACGGCACGCGTTCGGAAGCGGGCAGTCGTGGTTCATGACGCTGCCCTCCGCTGCCCGCCGTACAGCTTCGATGCGTACTTCGCGATGCGGTGGGCGTTCGTGTTCGCCTTCGACGACGGCACCCTGCCGATCTCCCGTATCAGCCCGTCCCGCGCGCACTTAGCGAAAGCCGCACCGATGACGGGGCCGGGGATGTCTGCGAGGGTCATGACTTCACGGACGGTGTTCGCGTCCAACTCTGCGTTGTTGCGGGCGGCTTCGGTGATGAGCCGGCAGGCGTGGTCGAACGCGGACTCGTGCGCTAGGCGGGCGATGTCCATACCGGAGACTTCGGCCTTCGCTCGCGTCAAGTTGGGGCAGCGGGTCATGGTCGGCGGGTCGGTGGACTCGTCGGCGTGCCAGCCGTTTTCGTTGCGGCAAACGGGGCAAAGTTCGACCTTGCGCAGCGCGCTCACGGCTGCTCGTCCTCAGCGACTGCGACCACCGAGAGCAGGCGCGGCGCCTCCCAATGGCGTCCGTACAGGTGCTGTGCGCAGTAGCCCCAATATTGCGGACGCGCCTTCGATCCGCGGGCTAGCTCGACAACGGCAGGGCGCCCGCAGTTCAAGTGCCCAGGCCCGGTCGTCCACCGGCAATTGCGCGGCTGAGATAGACGACGCCAACCGATGCCGCCGCGCCGCTGGAACTCATCGACAACGACTAGGCGGAAGGCGTGCGGTGCAACACGCCACGTCGCCCACGTGTCCTGCGTCTTGTCGAGTTCTCGCACGTAGCCTTCGATGCTCATGCTGCGTCACCGCCTGCGACAACCCAAGGCGTCACCGAACGGGACAGCAGCACGCAACCGTGGCCCGCGTCGTGGCATTCGGCGACACGCTGTCTCGCGAGTGCTTCGCTGGGGTATTGGGTGACTTCGGGGTCGAGTCCGAATGCGTTGTAGTGCCGGATGCCCCACACGGCAATGTCGTCAAGGATCATGCCGACACCCGCCGTTCGCTGATGCCTAGCGCGTAGGCCTCAGCCGGGTTCTGCGTGCAATGCGTGTGGTGGTCGTGGCACAGGGCGGACCAGTGCTCAACGGCCAAGTACAGCGCGCCTACTCGCCCGCGACGGTGATGCACTTCGGTCGCTGCCTGTTCGCAGCCGAGCGGCCATTCGCAGCGCTCACGCTCAGCCAGAAACACGCGCCGGCGTTTCGTGTAGATGCGTTGCTCGGCGGCGCGCTGTGGGGAGACGCGGCGGATCGGGGAGCGCTTCACGGCTTCACCCGGTACGGGTCCGGCAGCGTCAGGATCGACAGGCTGACGCACCGAGCGCAGGGTTCGACTTCTTCCCAACCTATGCCCTCTTGCTGGTGAATCAAGCCGGTCGTGCATGTGCAGGGTTCGTCGCTGATCCAGTCCCTCGCGTGCTGAATCATGTCGGTGAGTTCGGCGCACTCGTCCCAGAGTTTCGCCGCGAGCTCGCGCGCTGCGTCTCTGGCGATGACCGTCTCGTCAGGGCGCACAAGGTGAAGGTGCGCAGTCATGCCGCACGCCCCAAAAGCGCGGCGATTCGGCAGTGCAGGCAGTTCGCACCTGGCAGGTATTCCATCGTCACCGGGTCGTAGCCTGTGCAGCCGTTGCGTAGTTCGCGGCGCGCGGATTCGAGCAGTTCGGCGACGGTCTGCGGTTCGGCATGGCTGACGTTGTGGAACGACGCGGCGGATTCTGCGGCCTCTCGCGTCGGAGCTTTCTGATTCAGCCCGCACGAGCACTTCACCCGCCACCCGCGTCCGACGCCTCCGGGTCCGGTCTCACGCACCGCCCTCGCGTTGTGGGCGGTCATGCGTCCACCGGCTCAGGTAGCGGCAGTTCCTCGATCTGCACAGGGCCGTCTTCGGTGGGCTTGTCGAACGCATCGACGAGAGCAGTGATCTGCTGTTTCAGCACGTCCGTCAGCTCGCCCCACGCGTCGGCTTCGCGCCACAACTCCCGCAGATGATCCACGCTCTTGGCTTCGACCGCTTCCTGCGACCAGTCACGATCTGACGACTCCATGACCACTACAGCGGCAGCAACGGGCTCGCCTGTCTCGTCGACTTCGGCACCGACTTCCTCCGGTGTGTAGATGACACCAAACAAGGCGTCGGATGCGCCCATACGAGCGACTTCCGTGATCGCCCGTGCACGCAGCAGCGCGCCGGGGTAGGACTTCCACGTCCCCTTACCGAGCAGGTTCGCCTGCTTCGCCTTCGTCATGTCCCACGTCGCGGTGTATTCGAAGTCGGGATCGTCGGCGCGGATCAGGGTCGCGGTAGCGGATGTGTCGTCACCTACGACACGGAGCTTGTGCCCAGCGCGGCGGATCAGGGCGGCGATCAGGTCAGCCGATGCGCTGGGCTTGCCGTCGATCACGAACACGCTGCTGATGGCGTTGATCGGTGCGATGCCGAACGCTTCCGCGTACTCCAACGCGATCAGCAGGTTCGCCGGCTGCCGCTTGTAATGCGAGGGCAGCAGGTTCGATTCGGCCATCGCTTTCGCGTACTGGATCTTCTCGGGAAGCGTGGCGTGCCGTACAGCGAGCGTCATGACGCACGTCCCGCTGACGGAGCACGGAACAGGTATTCAAGGCCGATGACCTCACGCCAGTACGCGCAGGTTTCGCAGTCGCATCCGTCGAGCGCTTCGACGACTTGCTGCGTTGTCGGGTTGCCGGTTTCGGCGGCGTTGATTCCGACGACACGCGGCTTGTGTCGTCGTTCGCTCCACCACGGGATCGAGCAGAACGCACCGAAGATGAGGCTGAGGGCGAGCCAGGTGAGCGCGGTCATGACGCCACGTCAAACGCGAGTTGACCAACCACTGCACGCGTTTCGCATGAGCCGCATAGCCGACCAGACTTACCGGGTTTGCCTTGGCCGTGTCCCCAGGTGCAGAACGGCTCAGCGAAGCCAGCAGCACGAACCTCGTCCTGCAACGCCTCGATCTCGGCGCGCACGTCGGGGAACCACTCGCCGATCTCGTCTAGCTCGCCAGGGTGGGCGTAGGCCCCGCACAAGCATTCGCCGGACATATGCAGTAGGTCTGAGACTTCGTTGCGTGGCACGTCGGGGTAGGTGATGCGCAGTTGGGCCATGTCGAGTTTCGTCCAGAGCGCGAGCGGCGACACCCAGATCACGGTGCCGTCTGGCTCGAACAGCGGAACGTCTTCACGCTTCTTCGACTCTTGGCGGCGGCGTCCGGCGATGAACGTCGCGGCCTTCGTCTGCGAACCAGCGAACCCGAGCTCGTGCCGTGCGCGGTCGAACGCCCGCTCTTTCAACCGCTGATACATCGTGCCGTGCGCGCCAGGGCCAGGGAATCCACCCGCCCACACGTCCTCGCCCGCGCCTTTCGTCTTCACGTTGCCGAGCACGAGATCGCGGTAGGAATCCTCGGCCTTCACTTCGACGAGCGGCAGCGACCACGACGCACACACGTCGCGGACGTACTGGCGTGTCTGTTCGATGCCAATGCTGGTGTTCGCCATGAGCGCGTGTGTCGCGATGTCACGGAACAGGTAGGCCAGCGTGGTCGAGTCGTTCCCGCCGGAAAACAGCACGCATTCCGCGACCAATGAACGGCCGCGTAGATGCGTCTCTAACGCAGCGTGATGGATCTCGTGCGCCTGCGCTATCAGGTGTTGCAAACGTCGTGCGCGGTCCACACGGGACAGTGCGGCAACCACATCCAGCGGCGTTGGCGTCTCCATGTCGGGCCGGATCGGGTCGCCCTCGTAGACCTCGGCGAACAGGGTCATGACAGCCACCATGCGAGCAGAACGTCGGCGGTGAGGGCGGCTGCGCAGGCAGCAAGAACCCTCACGACGCAACCGTCCGACGTGCGCGCTCAGCGGCAGCGTGAAGCGGAGCCCACGCGCGCATCGCGCGCTGTACGGCTTCGGGGTACGGCAGGCGGTGCGGGTCGTTTGACGGCAGCCGTGCGGCCTTGATTTCGCGTTCCCATGCGGCGTCGGCCTTCGCGGTCAGTAGCAGAGATTGGCGGTTCATTCCCACTCACCACGCGGCTTCGACTCAATCGACGCGATGGTGACGCGCTCGGAGCCGACCTCGATGTTGCTGCGGTTGGTGAATTGGAATCGCCACGTGTCGTCGTTGCGGCGAATCCCTCGGTTGTTCGGGTCGCGGTGGTACTCGTCGAGCGCGGCCTGTTTGAGTTGGTTCATTGTCGCGTCGCTCTCGGCGTTGACCTTCACCCATACGGAGTGCGTGATCGTCAGCGTCACTTTAACCGTCAGATCCTCCGTGTCCTTCGACTCGACGGCGGTCATCGGGCCAGCTCCCACACGCCGAGCCAGAACGCAGCACCGACAAGGACCACGGCAGCCCAGCCGACGACCGCGCGCCGCAGTTTGGTGAGGCGTGCGCGGCGGTGCAGTTCAGCCGCTACCGCATCAAACAGCGGTGTTGCTTCGGCGCGTCGTTCCGCATCGCGTTTCGTCGCCAAGTACAGCGAGCGCGCGAGGTCGGGCGGTGTCGGATCGCAGGCTTCCAACGCGGCCAGCATCAGCCCGTCATTCGTCACGTCGAACGCCCAGCGGTCTTCGGCGCGCTCTGCCGCTGTTCGGGCGGTTGGGGGGACAGGGGTGAGACGACGGGCCGTCATCAGTCCGCAACCAAACGCAACTCATCAGCCTGCTCCCGCTGACGGCGAACCGCATACGTGCCAGGCGTGATCCCGATGTACCCGTGCTCAGGGTGCGCAAGGTACGCGGTCGCGCCGGGAGCGACGGTGAGCGTGCCGAGGTCGAGCGCTGTCGCGGACACTGGCAGCGGATCGAAGCACACGAACCCATCAGCGATCAGCAGATGCGTGTTGCCGCCGTTCTCGCCACGCACAACCGGGAACCCCGCCGCAGGCACAGCAACCGTCGCAGCCTTGCGCCCCTTACGCGCCAGGACGATCACGTCACCCTGACGCCCCGCCTTACCGATCATCGGGATACTCGCGGTGCGGTCGAGGTAGTCGAGAACGTCCACGCCGTGACGGTCAATGGCCTGCTCAAGAGTGATGCTCATGATGTGAAGCCCTTTCGGTTGATTGGTCAGCAGGCCGCGTCTAGTGCGACGTACTCGGATTCGGGAATGTCGAATGTCCACGCCGCAGCAGCGAGCGGGGTTGCGATGTGCTCGGGCACGGTGAGCCCGAATGTGTGCCGCGTGCCGTCACGCTCAACCGTGGCGTTGATGCAGATCAGGACACGGATCGGCGCGTCGTAGATGCGTTCAGGCACGTCGTACAGCGCGAGCGTCTGACCAGGGTTACCGGGGTCATCGACGGTCGCTCCGACTTGCTTCAACCGTGCATCGGTGATGAACGCGGGCCAACCCATCCGCTCGATCGCGCAACGACGAATCTCCGCGTTCGGCTCCTTCAAGATCCGCTGCGTGTCCCAACCTGTTTCGATCAGGTCAGCAGGGACGCGGGTGCCGTGCCACGCGTGGACCGCGGAGCCATCACGGAACGCGACCGCCGCGCCAGACGGGTTGTGCAGCCTGCCCTGCGGATCACGAACGATCGCTGTAGGCCGCTCGGACAGAACCGCGAAGCCCTTGAACGCCCACCACCAGTACGCGTTGCGCGCGAAGACTTCCTGCCCCTCCCACGCGTCGAGACCGGTGACGCCCAGCTCGCGCATCGTGTCGATCCATGAGGACCACCAGATCGCGTAGTAGTCACTGATCAGACCGTTTCCCCAGTTCTTCGCTCGATCCCCGACCTGATCCCCGACCTGAACCCCGACCTGAGCCCCGACCTGAGCCGTGACCTGAACCGTGACCTGATCCGTGACCTGAGCCCGGACCTGAGCCCGGACATGATCCGTGACCTGAGCCCGGACCTGATCCCGGAGCTGATCCGTGACCTGATCCCGGACCTGATCCCAGACATGATCCGTGACCTGAGCCCGGACCTGATCCCAGAGCTGATCCCCGACCTGAACCCCGACCTGAGCCGTGACCTGATCCCAGACATGATCCGTGACCTGATCCCGGAGCTGATCCCAGACATGATCCGTGACCTGATCCCGGAGCTGATCCCGGACCTGATCCCGGAGCTGATCCCGGACCTGATCCCGGAGCTGATCCCGGACCTGATCCCGGAGCTGATCCGTGACCTGATCCGTGACCTGATCCGTGACATGATCCGTGACCTGAGCCCAGACCTGAGCCCAGACCTGATCCGTGACCTGAACCGTGACCTGATCCGTGACCTGATCCCAGACCTGAGCCCAGAGCTGATCCCCGACCTGATCCCGGACCTGATCCGTGACCTGAGCCGTGACCTGATCCGTGACCTGATCCGTGACCTGATCCGTGACCTGAGCCCAGACCTGAGCCCAGACCTGATCCGTGACCTGAGCCCCGACCTGAGCCGTGGCGGGGTGGGTCGGTGCGCCGAAGGCGCTCATTGCCCTAGTGATCAACTCCGGGGCGAGCGCTTGTGCGTAAGCACCAGCGAACGGGGAATCGACCCAGATCATGAACACGGGCGGCTCGAGTCCCGCGGCTCGGTAGGTGAGTCGCACGCCGCGCTCAGCCTCCGGGCGGTTTGCTCGCTCGGTGCTAAGGCCGTGCGCGATCCACTCGTCACGCTTCGCCGGCAGGATCGCTTCCTGTTCGGGGGTGAGTGTGGTGAGCCATCGTCCGCGTTTCTCGGCGGTAGGCTTCGTCTTACTACTCGCCATCGGTTTCCTTCCTTGGCGGGTTGTGGCGGGCGGTTACCGGGCTAAACGGGAACCGCCCGCGCCTTCGTTGGTGCTTCCCTCGCCGCGTCGAGGGGGGTCAAACGCGGCGAGGGAAGTAAGCGGCCCGCTGCTGCTGGGGCGGGGGGCACTAGCAGCAGCGGGACAATGAGGGGTGCGATCGGTCAGCGCGTGCGCCACGCCACCGAACGCCGTTCCATCGGTGCGGACTGTCAGGGCCTCGGTCAGATTGGCTCCGAGCGCCAGGCGGGAATCAGCGGCGCACACCCGCACACCCATGCCCTCAGCGACTGTCCTAATTGGGGGCTCGTCGACTTCCGGTTTGCCGCACCAGTCTTCGTGCTGCGGATAGCCGGGAGCAGTCCCAGCACAAGTGCAAACCCGGCCGCTCATCGTTGTGTCTCCGGGTCACGAAAAGAACCAGCAGCGAAGTCGAGCGCATAAAAATCGCGCACCGCAGTCCAGCCGATCAACTCGAACATGTGGCACTTGGGGTCGATCCCGCGCAGATGACCTAGCGCGCGGTCAGCCGACCGCTCTGACGTGAACGGCCCTGCGGCGTATTCGGTGAGGCCGTCGAGGTAGATCACGACGTACCGCTTCGCGCTCATCGCACGATCACCACGACAGCGAGCGCGATGGCGGCACCGGTAACGGCAGCCGCATACAGCGCGAGCCAGAACTGCATCCGTAGCCGCGCGAACGTCGTCTGCCGACGCACGCGACGCATCGCCTTGTCGAACGCTGTCGTGTCGGTGCTGATCTTCACCGTCAACTCGCGCGCGTTCATTTGTCGTCGCCGTTCTGTTCCCGCATCAACCCAGCGACACCAGCAGCAACGAACACCAGGGCAACGACGATCAGAGCGGCGGTCATGACGCGGCCTTGATCGGCGCGGGCAGGAGCCGCTCGACATCCATGCGGCGGAAGCGGCGGATGCGGGCCTTGCGAACGGGGGTGAGGTAGACGGGGGGGAGCGTGCCGTCTGATTGCAGCCGCGCGACTGTCCGTATTGAGACGTTTAGTAGTGCGGCGGCCTCTGCGATGGTGACGAGTTCGTCATGTGGTGACACGCTGGGCATGTGGCGACGCTAAACCCCTGCGTCTGATCTTGTCAACAGATGACACGGCATGTCTTAGATGACGAACCCTCTACTCACAGTTGACATCTGTCAATGGGTGGCACACGCTGTCATTACCGAGGGTAGGGAGAACTGTCATGACAAGCGCGTCAAAGCACGTCAGCGACGTCGATTTCGAGATCGGTCGCCGCATTCACACGTTGCTCTGGGACCAGCGGCGCCGGCAGACCAGCCTAGCGCTCGCGCTGGGGCTCACGCCAAGCGTCCTGAGTAAGAAGCTGCGGGGCGAATCGGCGTGGTCGGCCCGTCAGGTAGCGATTGCGGCCAGCGAGTTAGGCGTGTCCGTGGGCGACTTGTACGGGGACAGCGCTAACCTAGATATGAGCCTCTATTTCCACGGAAATGAATCCTCCCACACCAGGCCGACAACTCCGCGCAGAAACACACACCCTGGACACAGGAAAAGACGCGACGTAGCGTGACGAACTTCGGGGCGCGTGAAATGCGCGTTTATTACAGTTCGGAGGACGGGGCATTGGAAATTGAGCCACTCATCGACCGGCACCTAGCTTGGATGCGACTGTCCAACAAGCGCCCTCTGACCATATATGCCCGCGAGCGCGTCCTGGTGCGGCTCACGAAATGGGCGCAAGGCCCGGTCCTCTACCTCACCGAGGAGCAGCTCGCCGCCTACCAAGTCTGGCGATCGGTCGGCGACGCCGAGCACGAGCCGATCGCATCGTCATCGCAGCGCGTCGAGGTCTCGCATCTCCGCGAGTTCTACAGTTGGGCAGTTCGCGAGCGACTCCGCAACGACGATCCCACCAGTCGCCTTGTCATGCCGAAGCGCAAGGATTACGAGGCACGCCCGCTCGAGGACAAGATATTCGCCGCCGCGCTCGAAGAAGCAGAGCCGCACATGGCAGCGATCCTCGCACTCGCGCGCTACGCCGGGTTGCGGGCCTGCGAAATAGCGCGGCTGGACTGGCGCGACCTCAGACTCGGCGCCAAGCCCGCCCAACTCACCGTCCGTGAGGGTAAAGGCGGGTACAGCCGCGATGTGCACTTGGCGACGCCGCTCGTTGAGATTCTTCGGGCTGTCCCCGGTCGCTCCGGGCCTGTCATACCGTGCGTGGACGGCCGAGCGGGCTACAACACTGCGGCGCGGATCAGTCAGCGTGCCGGCGCGTTCCTGCACGAGAAGGTCGGCGTTGACCGCGGCCAAACGCTGCACGCGCTGCGTCATGCGTTCGGCACGTCCAGCTACCGGGCCAAGAAAGACATGGTGTCGGTGCAGGCCGAAATGGGGCACCGCACCATCGCGACGACACGCGTGTACATCAAGGGTACCGACCAGGCCCGTGCTGAGATGGTTGAGGCCGCGTCGAAGCTGCAACTAGATGAAGCGTCCTGACCCCTCTTGTCTCAGGGTGGGTAACCGCCTAGCCTCGCGCGCATGGGGCGGTGGGGGCTGATCTTTACTGCGCTGCTGCTCGCCGGATGTTCGCCGAGTGCTGGCAAAGCGAGCAGCCCGCCGGCATCAAGCGCATCGTCGTCCTCGTCAACTGCCGCGCTCGCCCGCGTCGTCGGGACTGTTTCGCTCGCTGACCCGAACGGCTGGGAATCCGGCGGCGACCTGAGCGTCGGCGCGGCGTGTCACGGGACGGGCGGCTTCAGCGACATCAACGGCGGTGCTCAGGTCGTCGTCAGCGACGATGCGGGGAAGACGCTGGCGATCACGTCATTACGGGGCGGCAAACTCACGAGCGGCTTCCAATGCCGATTCCTGTTCACTGTGCAGGTTCCGGGTGGTCTCGGGTTCTACGGGGTGACGGTGACGCATCGCGGGACGCTGAAGGAGTCGGAAGCGGATCTCGGGAACGTCTCGCTCACACTCGGCGGCTAGGCGTGTAGGTGCCGGCCTCGGGCTTTCGCCCAGGCCCGGACCTTCGCTGTTGACCAGACTTTGCCCATCGCGAGCTCGAACTCGGGTGCAGGGAAGTCGCGCGAGTTGACAAGCTGCTGCACGCGCTGGCGTGAGACGCCAAGCATGGCCGCGATCTCAGCGGCGCCGCACCAGTCGCTCACTGGGTGAACGCTAGACAGGTGCCTACGGCTTGTCTCTTGACTAGGGCTAGTCACATGCCTAGTCTAGTCACATGACCATTCGGGGGCAAGCAGCGGCGCGGCTCACAGCGCCAACATCAACAGAACTCACCGAAGCGGTAGCCCGCGCGGCCTACGCGATCTGGCGTTACAACGGCCATGACGTAATCACAGCGCTCGACGTGGTATACCGGCGTGCGCTCGACCCGGCCGTGCGTCAGGCAGCGGGTGAGGAGCACTTCAACGTGTTGGATCGGCGTGTCGTGCGTGAGGCGTATGAGATGCGGTTCGAGGCGTGGCTTGCGGGCGAGCGGTGATCTTCTGGCTGCTGTTCGTGCCGTTGCGGGTGGTCGGGGCGGTCAGTTACTACGCTGGGCTGTTCGCTGGGCTGTTGTGGCTGCAGTGGGCGCGTGGCGGGGGGATGTTGCGGTAATGGCCTGCTTCGATCCCGGCTGACATAATAAAACGCGCCCCGAGCCGTGAGGCTCGGGGCGTCGTTCATGCTGGGGGTCAGGCTGCGACGTAGTGGATACCCGTCCCGTCCTGCCCGTTGGTGCCGTTCGTGCCGGTGCCGCAACCCGTGCCGCCTGTGCCGCCGTGGCCGACGATCACCGCGCTACCGGTGAGGGTGTCGGAGATGGTGACCCACCAGCCGCCCGCGCCGCCGCCGCCGCCACCGCAGTCACCGTGACCGGTCGAGCCAGTACCGTCATCGCCGGCGTCCCCGCCGTTGCCGCCTTGAAGGTTGTAGACGTTGGTGCCGCCGTGGACGATGTGGCGGGCCACGATGACGCACCAGCGGCCAGGAGCGCCACCGGAACCGCCATAGTTGGTGTTATCGCCTGCGCCGTTGCCGCCCGCGCTCACAGTGCTGAACCCGCCGACGTGGGGGACGTAGGTCAGCAGCCGCAGCGGGTTACGCAGCACAGGTCGCGCTACAGGTGCCACGTCGCCCGCACCGGCCGCGCCCGAGCCGCCTGCACCGTCAGCGAAGAACGCGAGATGCGGGACGGTGATGCCACCGGCACCCGTGCTCGCGTCGCCGGTGATGCTGCCGGTGCCGCTCGGGTCAAGCCGGCCGACCGAGTTCGCGCTCGACATGTCGAGGGTGCCGTTGATGGTGAATGTGCCGGTGCAGTAGAGGATGAACGGTGGCGGGTTCGCCGGGTCTTCCGACCCATCCTCGACCACGCCGCCGTCGCCGTCGCCGTAGGTGCGTGGCACTTTCACGGTGACGCCTAGCGGGATGGTGTAGTCGGTGTAGAAGCCGCTGCGGAAGTATTCGCCGTCCGTGGCGACGTGTGCGCCTTGCGAGCCGTCACCGTAAAGCCAGTTATCGAACGAGGACGAACCCCCGCCGCCAGGTAATGGCGTCAGGTCGGCGCCGCGTGTCGTGCCGTTGCCGACGAAGAATTCACCCGTATCCGTGTTCACGATCACTTGCCGTTTGCGGGGGATGTAGGCCAGACCGATGCCGCCGTCCGGTGGGGTGGCCGCGAACGCCTCCGCCAGTTCCGCCGATGTCCCGGCGATCACGTCCTGCGAGTACAGGTCGGATGTGTAGATCATCGGTCCACGACCTTGATCTCCCATGACCGGTCGTCAATGCGACCGCCGGTCGTTGTGATGCGATTGGTCAGAAGATAGACGACGCCGACTGTGCCGCCCGAGATCCAGACGGTCGTGGTCGTGGTCGTGTTGGTGTCGGAGTCGATCACGATGCCGTCAACCACATCCGGCGCGATCCACTCCGACGTGGTGATCGTCTCGCCTTCCTCGAGCCACGGGCCGCCGACCGCAGTCGGGTCGTTCCAGTTGAATCCCCAGTCGAGGACGGCGTCTTTGTCTTTCACCGCCAGCGGGAACGTCACTTTAGGGAAGCTGGGCACTGGTTGCTCCGTTTCAGTTGCCTGTCGGTGTTTCGCGCTGCTCGCGGGGGACGGATGCGAAGCGGTGCTCGGCCGGGATCGAGGCGGTGCGCGGCTCTGCGCTGATGCTGTGACTGCGCTGCTCGGCACCGACTGACGCGGTACGGCTCTCGGCGCCGACGAGCGTGAACCGGTGCTCGGCCGGGACGCTGTGAACCCGGTCGGGCGGTGTCGGGGTGGGGTTGAATATGGTGCCGGATGCGGTCAGCGTCGCGACGGCTTGCAGCACGGCTGCGAACACGAGCGTTGCGACGGCTTGCACGTCGATGCCGGCGACTGCGGCGAGGGTCGCAGAACCCGCCGCAATGTCGAGCGCGGCGGCGGTTATCGCGGCGTGTGCGGCGAGTTGAACTGCGGCCGGTGCCGTGTTGAGGGTGTCGGCCGAGACGCTGGCGGTGACGGTCAGTGTCGCGCCGCCTGGCGTGGATGTGGACCCGTCAGCGGTTAGTGCCGCGAAGGCAGCCAGTGTCGCTGCTGCGGGGTCGGTGTCTAATGCTGCTGCGGTGACCGACGCTGTGGTTTGGATGGTCGCCGCCGCGCTGCTGACGTTGAGCGTGTCGGCAGCGAGCGCCGCCTGGCTGACCAGGACCGCAGCGGGGTTGCTGGTGTCAAGGGTGTCCGCTGCCAGGGATGCGAGCACGTTGAGGGTGGCTGATGGCTGCTCGGTGACAAGGGTGTCGCTGGACAAGGTCGCGAGAGAGGCCAGGAGTGTCGCTGCGGCCTCGGTGTCACTGGCGGCGACGACGACACTGGCCAGCGCTATGCATGTAGCTGCGGCGCTGCTGGTGTCGAGCGCATCCACGCTCACGGCGGCGAGGCCGTTCAGGGTGGCTGCGGCGGTGGTCGAGTCCGCGCCAGCCGCGACGACGGACGCGACCGCTGCGAGCGTGGCGGCGGGGAACGTCGAGTTGAGCGTGTCGGCAGCGAGCGCCGCGATGGCTGCCAAGGTTGCCGCAGGCTGCTCGGTGACCAGCGGTGCAGCGGTGAGGGTCGCGAGAGCGGAACAGGTCGCGGCAGCCTGTTCGGTATCGAGCGCGGCGACGGTGACTTGTGCGTTCACGCTGATGTTGGCTGCGCCCGTGGTCGAGGCCAGCGCGGCCACACTTACTGAGGCCAGCGCGGCGCAGGTTGCGGCGGGGAACGTCGAATCAGCGCTAGCCACCGTAACCGTAGCTACAGCGGCGCAGGTAGCGGCCGGGAACACGGAGTCCGCCGCACCGACCGTCATCGACGCAGCGGCGGTACAGGTGGCCGTCGCCGTCAGAGAGGCGGCAGCATTCGTGCCGATCCACTGGCGGTTCGGGCGCCCTCGGACCTGCCAGTAGCGGCGACGATAAACGCCCATGACGGGTTAGGGCAGTTCGCGCACGATCAGGGTGCCGTTGCAGGTCACAGCGTCGGCTGGGGTCGTGACGAGCCGCACCACGACCGCCTGAGCGTTCGCGATCAGCAGCCGGTGCTCGGGCGGCGGCATCCACACGTAGGGGACGCGGACGTTCCAGCCGTCCGAGTGCAAGTTCAACGCCGTGCCGTTCGTGGTGGCGACCGTGGTGTCGTTGATCCGCGCGGTGAAGCCCGCGGCGGCGTCGTTGGTCGCGGTCGGGTTCGGCGTCATCGACCCGCCGCCCGAGCCCACGGTGACGGTCGCGGGGAGCCGAATGATTTCCATCCGGTACAGCTCCTCCTGCGCGTCACCGGCATCGGCCGCCCCGCCGACGTTGGACAGGTACAGCGCCTCGATCACGCAAATCTTGTCAGCCGCAGGTTTCACATAAAATAAATCTTGCTGCGCGGAGATGCTGACGTTGTGGAACTCCACCACGTAGGCGCGGCCAATACCGATCATCGCTATCTCCTCAGCAGACTGTTTCGGCGGATGCGCCGCTCGTCGAGAACAAGGGACTTCGGGGTAGCTGCGAGGAACGCGACACTGACGCCGCCGATGATCGGCAGCCCGGTGGAGGCGATGCCCGCAACGGTGTTGGTTGGCGAGATGGTGCCTGACGCGGCGGCTGCCTGGTATGCGGAGGCGTAGTAGAGGTCGGTGTTGAAGAACGCGACCGCGCGGTCACCGATCGCGCCGCCCGCGAATGAGCAGGTTGTGGGGATGACGCCCGAGTTGCCGGCGGCCACGGTGTAGCAGAGGTCGCTAGCCGCGCTGGCGACAACGCTCGGGGTGATGGTGCCGGACGTTGCATTGGTGTCCTGCACTGTGCCGTCAGCGTCATGCCCGCCGAGTAGCGGGAATTCGTCGCACCATCCGACGCAACCGGAGTTGTTCGACACTGTGACAGCGGGGGCTGCATCGTTGCCTGCGGTGTTCACGCCGGTCGCTTGCCGGTAGTAGATGCCGAAGTAGATGTGGCGGGTGCTGTTGATCGCCTCGTTGCCACCCGAGAGAGAGATAGGGCCGGTCCATCCAGATACGGCGTTTGCCGACGCGACAGCGGACGAGCGGTTTATCAGCACGACCATGATCAGCCAGTTGCCCGCGACCGGCGCGGAGCCCCAGGCGTTGTTCGTGAGGGTCGTGGTGGTCGTTGTCGCGACCGTGGTGCCTTGAACCTTCAACGCCCCGGCCGCGCCGGCCATGTAATGCGCGAGCACCCGCGCGGCTGACAGGGTGGTCGTGTAGAGCGAGACCTCGTCGAACGTCGCCGCCGTGAACGGCGTCGTAGCCCGCGGATTCTCCCCCACAGTGATAGCAGGCGTCCCCGAACCGCCGCCAGCATAGGTACCGGTCGCATTCGACACGCCATTGATGTAGAGGGTCGTGGACGCTGAGGATGTGATGGTGACGACGAAATGCCGCCACACACCGTCATTCACGACGATCGTGGATGTGACGATCGTCGTCATCGACGCACCCGACCGGAACAACAGGTGCCCGGTCGCGTCGAGATCCACACACCAGCGCTTATTGCTCGCATCGACGTTGCAGCACACCAGCCCACCGGTGACGTTCGCCGCGCCGCCGGTCGCGGTCGTTTTGAGCCAGAACTCGATGCTCAGCGCACCGCCCGCATTGGTTTCAGGGAAGAACGCGGTACTGCCGGTGATGGTGCAGACGTCGTTGGTGCCGTCAGTTTGCAGCGCCGTGTTCGTGTCGATCGCGGCGAGCGCGCCGGTGGCGCCGAGGGTGGGCGACCCGGCGTAGGTGCCAGTGCGGCTGTTACCGGAAGCGTCCGCGGCGACAGTGCCGGATGATTCGCCGAGCCGCAGGTAGAAGAACGGCGAATCCGCCAGGACAGCATTCGTGTAGGCGGACACCGCCGGTTACGCCAAGGAGTCGATGAGGGTGCCCGACAGGACCGCGAGGGTGTCGCCTGCGTTGGTGGTCTTGTTCGCGGTGAGCGCGCCCCAGAAGGTCCGCTTCGGGGTGCCTGCGGTGTCCCACTGCTCGACGCCGACGACGGTGACGGCGGGCATGTTCGTCCACGTCACGTCAGCGTTCGAGGCCTGCGAACCGGCCGAGGCCGAGGCGAACGTGACTGTCTTGCCGCCCGCCGTATAACCGGATGCTGTGGAGAGCTCGGTGCCGCTGGCGGTGTCCGAGCCGTTGGCCGACATCAGCTTCAGCTTGATCGGCGACGTGATCGACAACGCCGTGCCGCCGTTCAGCGCGGCGAGGACGAGGTTCGCGGTGGTCTGGTCGATGCCGCTTGCCATGTCAGGCCTCCGTCGTGATCAGGGTGCGCAGCGCGTCGCCGTGCGTGCCGCTGGTGGCCGCTTCGACGTGCGCTGGGTCGACTAGGTGCAGCAGCTGCTCCGGGACGCAGTCGAAGTGGTAGTCGAGGTAGCCGTCCTGGTCGAGGTCCTTCGGGTGGAAGGTCTTCTCGCCGAACACGGTCGCCACACCAACGTGGAATGACGCGACCGGGTGGTCGTCGGTCTGGCCGCAGCCGGCGCAGGTTGTCGTGACGAGTGCTGGTGATTCGGATGTCATGTCAGGCCTCTCATCGAGGGGGCGGTGGGTCAGGTCGCTACTGGCGTAGCGGGAGGCGCGGCAGGCGGCGCGGGGGGCGGCTTGGTTGGCGCGACCTTGCTACGTGCGCTGAACGCGGCGAGCAGCGTCACCACGGCCGACACGACACCCGCGATCGTGTTCGTCAACGCTGAGGCTTGGTCGGCGGTGATGACGCCGCCGATTGCGAGCAGCGGCACGACCGTGGAGACGAGCACCGGCTCTTTCGCCCACAGCTTGCGCAGCAGGTTCATGCCGGAGGCTTCTGGTCGACGGTGTAATCCGCGCGGTCGACGCCGAGGTCGGTGATGACGCGGCCGGCAGTGTCGAGGAACACCTGACCGTAGGTGAGCGGTGTCTTCGCCGGGTCGACGGTCGGGTAGTACTTGCGCTGCCAGTCTGCGGGTACGTGATCGGTCCAAGCCATGTCGTCCTCCGGTGTTGGTGTCGGGGTTGTGAGGCCAAGGTCGGTAAGTAACTGCGCGAGGTTGCTGTGCGAGACGTTCATGTCGACGTTGCCGCCGAACGGTGCGCATGAGCGGGGATAGCCGTTCGGTGACGGGTTCGCCGCGACGCCGCCGTAGTACTGCCAGCCCCACGTCCCCGGGTCGGAAGTGCCGTAGGAGGCTGTGACCTTCTTCAGCCATGGCAGGATCGCCGGCCAGCACTCCTGGTAGTCGTAGCGGTTGGCGTAGGCGAGAACGCGGCGCTGCGACCCGGTGTAGTCGGCGAGTTGGATCGCGAGCGCGTTCGCCTGCGCGGAATGGTCGCCGCCGCCTGCGAACTCGGCACCTGACTCCATGTCGATCATGAAGACGAGTTTCGGTGGGCACTTCGCCCCGAACAGCGCCTTGACTCGCGTCACGATCCCAGCGACCTCGTCCGGCTTGAACACGACATAGGCGATCGCCGCCTTGATCTGCAAACTGGACTGGCAGTAGCGCCAGTTCGCTGCAGCGTTGCCGTCGGTGCCGGTGCCGAAGTCGGCGCGGAACGCGAGCACCTGGTGCGGGTACTGGTCGTTCGCGACGGCCTGCCAAGTGGAGATATCAGCCCAGAACGTGTCGGTCATCGGCTAGAGACCTTTCGCTTTGAGGACGACAGCGATCAGCGCGATGATCGCTGTCAGGAACCCGACCGCGAGACCGCCGACGAGAACCTGCAACTGGCGTGACGAGCTGGTACGGGTCACTTGCTCGCTTGCACTGGAATTCGATTCCTCGAGCCGAACGACCCGGACTGTCAAGTCCTGTACGACCTTCTCCAACGCCTCGAGCGCGGCCAGCGTTGCGACGCCGGAACGGAGTTCGTTGAGCAGATGCAGTCGTTGGTCGGTGGTTACCTTCTCGACGGTGTTGGCTTTGTCGACGGCGGCAAGTGCTGCGGCCGTGGCTTTCTCTGCGGCGTCGAGCGCGGCTTTGAGGGCGATTCCGTCAGCGATGCGCAGGGAGTCGAAGTGCTCTTTGAGGGTGTCGACTGTCCAATCGGTGCCAGCCATCAGATGTGGGCGCCGAGTATGCCGAGGATCAGCAGGATGAGAAGGATGCCGAACAGGATCGCTACCCAGCGGGGCATGTCAGCCTCCGAGCGGTGGGAGTGTGATGCACACGCCGTTGATCGCTATCGGGCATGGCGACGGGCTCGTCACCGCCGATGTTTTCCCGGCGGCGCCGTGACGGTCACCGTTGCCGTCCTCGTCTCGACGGGGCCAGGGCGCGTGACAGTGCTCGTCCTACGGATCGTCTTCGCCTTCGGTGCAGGCATCGTGCTCGTCACCCGCAACGTCTTCGTCCTGGTCACAGCCGGGATCGGTTTGTCGAGGTTGCGCGAGTCGCACGACAGTTTCGGCACCGGCTGACGCTTCGCCGCGACCATGTACTCGCTGTTGAGCCGCTGCCAGAGCGAGTCAGCAGCCAGATAGCCGTCTAGCGCGTGCTTGAAACTGCGGCGAAGTTGCAGCGTCTGCGGCTTCGTCAACGGCAACAGTGCACGCTCGAACAGCCTCTGCTGATCCGTCGTCCACGCCTGCCGGTTCTTCGCCGCCGCCGTCCGCTCCGCGTCCAGCTTCGACAGCGTGGCGGAGCGGTCGATCTGCGCCGCCACAACGCTACGCAGACAGAGTTCGTCGGTGTTCTGCCGGTCGAGAATGTTCGCGATCGACCACCATCCCGCCGACGCGATCAACGCCATCACGACCAGCGCGGAGAAGAACGGCCGGTCGTGCCACCACTCAACGAGCGCAGCCCAATGCCGTCGCAGCCACGGCCCAACCACCGACCGCGCCGGGAGTTCGGGCTCGGTCATGCCAGGATCTCGATCAGGATCGCGATCAGCGTCAGCAGCAGCAGCACAGACGTTTCGGGGTAGTCGTGCAGCAAACGGATCATGGCTCGTCGTCCTGGCGTCGCCGTCGTCTTAGGCGCCGCCTGTCGTCGTTCAGCGCTACCGGCGAGAGCAGGATCGCCACGCAGCCGGTTATCACTTCTGACTCGTTGCTGCCCGGGTTCACGATCTCGTAGATCAATCCAGAGAGCGCGACGATATACAAGATCAGGTCCCGTGTCAGGCTGATTCGCCAGCGCCGCCGCGTCACTCATTCCGCCTCATCGGAGACCGTGCACATCGCCGCTCCCTCTTCGTGTTGGCGCGCACACTGTCAGGCGCTTGGACACCCCCCGAACCTTGCGAACTATGCGGGTCCGTCGACAACATCGACCCAGCCGACACCCGGTGTGAATATCTGCGGCGTCACCCCGCCGACCGTGGCGAAGTTGCCGCCAACCGTGTGCCAGGCGACTGCGCCTGGTTGCCATGTGATCTGTCCGACGATCTGGCTGATAGCGAGTCCGTCGCCCTCATTCGTGTAGACGAAGAAATAGTCGGTGGGGCCAGGGAAAGCGAAGAAGCCTGCCTCAAATAGCCCTAGAGAGAAACTAAAAACGGGCGGGCCACCTGTGGTGCCTGCGTTGGTCTGATCCCAATATGACGTGCCCCATGCAGTGTTGGCGTTCGAGCGACCTTCAGTTGCCGACCCGCCGCACCATGTGCCGCTGCTACTAAAGATGATGAACCGTGGACTTATCGGCGCATTCGGCGGGACGGACGGCATCGTTGGCGCAACCAGATAACGCATCTGCTCTTGGAAGGCCGCATAATCTACCTCCGCGTCAGGCAGGCCACCGGGTTGAATGACCGAGCCTGGCGGGATCGGTGGGTCGCAGACCGCGCGGAATGTCACGACCGAAAAGTCACCGGCCGACTCTCCAATCGTGATGTAGGACGCGTCGCCGTCCGCGGTGTCGAGCACGTTTCCTGAGCCGATGACTGTGCCGCGGCTCACGCTTGACGCGCCGCTAATCAGGCTCGGGGACGGTAGCGGGTCGATGTTGAAGTCGACGAACTTGACGGTCGATGTCGGCATCAGATGTCAGCCGGATACCACAGGTCGAAATCGAGGCCGTTGTCCGGTGTCGCGGCACCAACCCAGAACACGAGGTCAGCGACCGGCCGCTCCACGGTGTTGTCATCGCCGTGGACGATGATCTGGATGTTGCCGGTGAGGAACTGCGCTGCCTGCCCCATCTGCACGGGCCGCGCGGACGGGACCCCTCCCCGAGCGGACAGCACTCCCGCGGTCTTGTTGATCGCGAGTTGCCGCTCGTCCGAACCTGGCCGCAACCTCCGTGGAAGCGTCATGACGGGTCGTAACTCAACTCGGGCGTGATGACGGGGCGCTCACCAGTGAAGTCCACCGTGATCGCGATGACTCGCGCCTTGTAGGTGCCGGTCGCGGTCTCGTCGGGGACGGTGATCGAATCCCCCAGGTGGTAGCTCGTGAACGGCTGCGGCCCAGTCAGATCAGAATGGGTCGTGGTGAACGTGATCGCCTGATGCGCACTCTCCGCGATCTGCGCGGCAACCGTGTCGTTACCCGTGCCGGGGTTGCCGGTGGAGCCGAGCGACACCCCAACCTCAGCCCGCCCATACAGCGACACTGACCCGGAATCGGACTGTTCGACGTAGCGGCCGTCAGCGAGCTGCGTCAGGGCGACATTGAACCGGCCGTGCACCACGTCGACACGGTGCGTGATGATCCCGCCGCCGTCCTTACCCAACTGCAACGCCACACTGCCGGAACGATCAGTGCCTAACCGGACGTAGGCGTTCAGGCTCAGATCAGACGCACTGACCGTGTAGTCAGGGCCGAGCGGCGCCATTTGCGTGATCGCGTCCAGCACGGTCGACCCGATCCCGAACTGATACTCGCCAGGCGTGTCCGTCCACGCCGCGCCACGCGAGTCGGTGAAAGGCCCATAACCGACCGAGATCACTTCCGCCGCCTTCACGCCCCGAGCCAGGCCCTCGAGCAGCAGTTGCCGCGGGATCATGCCCCGGTACCAGCCCGGGTACACGTCCGACACTTGCCAACGGTCATCGGTGGTCGCCCAATGGTTCGCGATCACCTTCCCCGTCTTGCTGTCGATCTGCTGCACCCCGAGAATCAGCGCCATCGCGTTGTCCTGATAGTCATGCCTGGCGTTGCCGACAGAGCAGGCGATCACATGCTCACCAGCGACCCAGGTGCCGGTGACGAGGTTCGCGGTGCGCCACGCCCCGGCAGCCTGCTGCGGCGGCGCCATGACCTGCAAACCGTCCACCCACACGGACAGGAAGTCGTCGGCGGTGGCGAACAGTTGCCACGACATCGAGTAGCCGTTGGAGAAGCGGCGCCAGAAATATTGCGCCTGCCCTTCCGCCTCAACGTTGTATGGCCCGTTTTTCGCGATCCACCACGGGTCCATGTCGGCGAACCCGCCAGGTTTGCCCTTCCGCCAACCCGTGTCATCGGAGTACGGGAAGCCTTGCGCGGCGGTCCAGTTGCCGGATGTGAACCAGTGCCCGAACGCTGACATGAACCCGAACGCCCGCTGCGTATCCGCCGGCCGATCCAACCCGTACTCGGGGTAGACCGTCACGTCGGCGAGGGCGTTCATCGCGCCGGGGATCTGGGAGTATTCGCGCCAGATCCGGCCGTCGACCGCGACATCCGTGCCGTCGGAGTCGATCCGTGCGGCCTGACGTGCCGCGCCTTTCCAGAACACTTTCAGCCACCGTTTGCGGTGCACGTCCGAGGCGTAGGACGCATCCAAAGGGACGCGGCACGACAGCGAACCCGGTGCCGACACTTGCACCTGGAATTGGATGCCGTTGGTTCCGGTCATCGAGCAGATGTACTGGGCGTCTTCGTCGTAGAGCGCCACGACGGGGGGAAGTACCGCGGGTAGGTTCGGGCCGACGCCGAGCATCCCGACACCCTCAACGCCACCGAGGTCGGCGAGCCCGTCGAACGTGGTGGCCCCGAAGTCCGCGCCGCCGTCAACGCCACCGAGGTCGGCGAGGGTGTCGAACGCGGGCCAGATCGAAGCGTCACCTTCGACGGTTCCGAGGTCGGCGAGCCCGTCGAAGTTGGGCATGCTACGACGCCTTCGTGCCCTTGATCGTCAGGTGACTGATCGGGATCGTCGCGGGCACGCCGATACTGACTGCGACCGGTGTCACGACGATGCCGGACATGACGAAAGTCCCGCCGCTCGAGGCGGTCCACATCGACCAGTGGGACCACGTTTCCGCGGACGGCGGGGACGACCATATGAGGGCGGCAGCACTGTTCTGGATCTGCTCCTTCAACCCGGAGCCGTCATCGCCTGGCGTCGCCGACGCGAACGCCGCCAGCAACGCGAGCCGCAGTGTCTCGGCTGCAGGGTTAGCCGTCCCGGCCCCGCCAGGGTCACCGATGTGGACCTTGATGAACGGTGTGGGCACTGACCAGGGGACGTTTTGGACGAGGGCGAGGTAGATGGCGTCCCACGTTGCGGCTGAGAATCCGAGAGCCATCAGAAACCGCCTCTAGTCACGGGATGATCCACACGTTCGACGCGTTCTTCCACGCGCCCGACAGATTCAAGAATTGGAGCTGCGTCTGCGCCATGCCGGGGTTGACTACCTGGAAGTTCAGGCCGGTGACGAAACGGCCTTGCGCGGTGTACGAGTCGTAACCGGTGTCGCTACTGTTCGCGAGACGGCGCGTGAGCCCAATCAGCCCGTCATTGTTCGTGCCGACCAGCAGCGCGCCGAGCGCGAGGATATAGGCGTCACGTTGGCCGCGGTTCGCAGCCTTGATCTTCAAATCGACCGTGAACGCATAAGCATCGAGCACGAGTCCCGGTGCTGCGAGCATTCCCCGCTGCCCCGGCACAACATCGTCGTTGCCGCGGCGCGTGCCCGGTGCGAACAGGTTCATGTCGCCGACGATCTCCACCCCCGCGACGGAGCGGATGTCGGTGCCGTCGATCAGCAGCGTGTCCGGTGGGCTGCTCATCGCGCGAGCCCCGTCGAGGCGTAACGGATACCGGCAGGCCCGGACGTGGTGTACGGGACCTGTAGCGGGTTGTTGATGACCTGATTGACGGTGATGCTCGTCGGTGACGGCTTAGCGCCGATCAGGCCGCCGATCGCGGGGGCGGTCGGCACCTGTGACCGGTAGGTGGAGGAGCCGGGGCCGACGAACCCGGCGTTGATGCCGATCGTGACGCCCTTCAACCCGGCGATCAGCGACTCCAAGTATTTGATCCGCTGATACGCGGCTTCAATGTCGACGGTCAGGCCGGGGACTTTCCCTTGCCGGATCGCGTTGATTTCGGCCTGCAATTTCTGGATCTGTGTCTGCGCCGGCTTCGGGTCGATCTTCGGTTTCGGGGTGGGGACGTGGATGATCGCGAGCTTCCCGATGCTGTTGATGAGCGCGTTCACCTGATCGGCGTTCAAGCCTGCCGCTCTCGCAGCGGCGCGGATCTTTTCCTCGTTGGCTGCCAACGCGGCGTTACCGGCCTTCAACGCGGCGGGCAGCCCGTAGCCGTGCGCCTTCGCCTGGTCCGCGACCGCTTGCGCCTCGTCTTTCGCGGCCTGGATGAGGCTGACGAGCATCTGCCGGTTCGTCGCACCCGCCACCGTCGACTGGTCGAGTGAGCGGGACACTTTCCCGTTCGCGCCCGCGGCGAGCGCGGTGTGGTTGGCGAGGTTCCCGAGCGCGATGCTGAGCGCGTCACTGGTTGACTCGATAGACAGGTTCACGCCGTTCAGGGCGTCGATCGCGTTCTTCAGGATCGTCGAGGCGAGGGTTTGGCGTGCCATTGCGCCCGTGGTGTTGTCCAAGGCCGAACCGGCCTTCGCGGACGTTTCGACGAGCCGCCCGTGGGCGTCGATGTTCCACTGCATCACCGACGTATCAGCAGCGACAGTCATCGTGTGCTTCGCGGTGACGGTGTTCAGTTGCCCCGCTTCACGGCCCGCAGTGTGATACGCGCCGTACAACTCGATCAGGCCGGTAACCTGCTGCCCGGTCAGCGTCCCGTTCTGCTTCATGATCGTCATCAGTTGCGTGAACGACTCATTGGAGCCCGTCACGGCGTCGATCACGTCATTGAGGGACACACCGAGTTTCCCGGTCGCCTCAGCGAGCCCTTCGTCCTGTAGCTGCTTGGCGATGCTGAGCCGGATGCTGTCGGTCAGCACACCGTTGGACTGCTGCAACATGTCCCGCCACGTCGACTGTGCTTGGTCCGCTGCGGTGATCTCGTCGGCGAACGATTTGACGAGCGCCCCGGCGCGGGTGAGGGCGTTGTTGCTGCCTTCGATCGCGTTCTCGAGCGCGAACCCGCCGATCGCGGCGGCAGTCATGCCGATGGCGAGCCCGCCGAGCATCCCGCTGGTTGTGGACAGTCTCATCGCGGTCGTCTCGGCGGTCGCGCCGAGCCGGTTTATCAGTGCGGTGACGCCGACGATCGCGAACCGCGCGACCTCATACGCTTTGAACGCGCCCCACATGAGCAGCACGGCGGTCGTGACGCCCTTGACCAGTTCCTTGTTCCGCGCCAAATACCCGCCGACTGCGCTCAGCGTTGACCCGACGACACCCAGCACGGTCTTTAGCGCCTGCCATGCGCCGACGAGCACGACGCCGACCGTGTGGATCAGCGGGGCGAGGATCACTTCCAGCGTGTGCAGCGCGGACGGGATCGTGGTGCCGAGCCATGTTGCGGACTGTGCGATCCCCGGCCCGAGTTTCTGTGTGAGGGTGATGCCGAGCGCTTCGAGTTTGTGGCCGAGCGAGGCGAGCGCGAACGACGCGGTTTGCGTGGTGGCCTGCCACTTGTCACCGAACGACGCACTCGAGTCGCGGAGGATCTTGAACTTCGACTCGAGCCGGTCAACCTGCCCGAGCAGCACAGCGATGCCGGGACCGGCCTTCTTCCCAAACATCTCCGTCAACACTTGCCCGACCTGCACACTGGTCACACCCGCAGCGTCAAGATGCTTCTTCAGGTCGAGAATCGCCTTGTTCAACCCGCCGGTCTGCATGTCCTTCGCGAGCGTGGACGTGGTCAGGTGAACCTTTTCGAGCGCTTTCGCGGAACCCTCACTGGTGAGGCCCAGATCGCCGATGAGCGCTGATGCCGCCTTCGCCGGCACAGCCATCGCCTGCACCGCCATGCGGAGCATGGTGGCCGCGTGAGCGCCGCGGATGTTGTTGTCACCGAACGTCGCCAACGCCGCGCCGACATCCGTCAACGACAACCCGTAACCCTTGACCACAGTGAGGATTCCGGAGCCGAGTGCTTGGTTGAGGTCGGACAGTTTCATGTCGCCGGAACCGACGATCGCGATCAGCTGACCCATCGCGCCCGACATGTCCTTCACACCGGGGATACCGGACGCGACGGTCGACGTGAGGGCGTTCATCGTTTCTTCGAGGTTCGCGTTACCGACCCGCGCACCCTCCGCGGCGATGCGGGTCGTCTCGATCGACTTCGCGTAATCCAACCCGACGCTCTTGGCGTGATACCAGGCGAGCGCAAGATCGGCGGGCGCGGCGGCGACCGGGCCCGCCATCGCCAGCAGGGCACCGGCCGCTTTATGCACTTCCGCGGCGGTCACGTCAGCGTTGGTCTGTACCTGCACCATCGCCCGCTGAAACTCGTTCGCCTGCTTCGTCACGTCCAGCGCCTTACGGGCCAACTCGAACGCACCGAACAGGGCACCTAGCCCCAGCGCTGCTTTACCTGCGGACGCGAACCCTGACGCGCTGCGCGCCATCAGCCCCGGCGTCGCTACAGCCGCTGTGTTCGTCTCCCGGATCGCCGCGACCTGTTTCGCCTGCGCCGCCGCCGCCGCCCGCGTGGTAGCGGTGACCCGCTCATTGGCGCGGATCGCGGTCGCCTCAGCAGAGGCGAGACGCCCCAGTGACACACCCTCCTGATTCAGCAGTGCGTTGTACCGTTCCGTCGCCGCCACCGCCGACAGTTGCGCGGCACGGAACGACGCGGTACCGCGCGCCCCGACCGCTGACGACCGTCCAGCGTTGCTCAACGCCGCCGCCGACGTGTCCACCGCGCCGGCCAGCCGGTCAGCCGACCCCGCCGCTGCGGTCATCTGTGTCTGCGCGGCGCGGACACCCTGATCGAACTGGGCCGAGTCCAACCTCATGTAGGCGACGAGTTCGCCAACGCTAACCGGGATCGGACTCACCGCCTTGTTCGGGCTCGGGTGGGGCGAAGTGGCGGGTCAGCCGCGTGTCAGCGCACAGCAGCCCGTCGAGCAGCGCCGCGAATTCGGGCCACCGCAACGGTGTTTCGTGCAGGCGGATGCCGTATTCGGACGCGAAGTCAGCGGTCAGGAGCGGCCACTGCTCGAGGAGCGCGGGCCACTCGATCGGCGTGCCGGCGGCTTGTTTGCTGTCGCGGTTCGCGGGGTGGCTTTTCGGGACCTCGTAGCCTTCGTAGAGGCCCGTGGCGGGGTCTTTGACGCCGTACCCGTACTGGTCGATGGCTTCGAGGTCTTGCTGAAGTCGGCCGCGGCCACCATCGCGGCCATCAGTTCCGGGTCGATACCGGAATTCCAGACACGTTCACCGATCTCCACTGCGGACGTAGAGTCGAGACCGTTGACGAGCGCGGCCTGGTACTGCATGGACGCCATCCCGGCACGCCACATCACCGGATAGGGGCAGCGGTCGGTCAGCATTTCGGCCCACGTGTCGCCCATGACGAGTTTGAACAGTGTCTCGTCGTCGTCCTTGTCGGTGATCGTTTCCGAGTCGCTGTTGTTGACCGCGATCAGCGTCAACCCGTCCTCATAGGTGACGGGCTGCACCCTGTATTCCTTGTCCCCCACCGGTAGGACGAGGGGGAGGACGACCCACGGTTTAGCGGGCATAAGGCTCAACCCACCCGAGCGCGACTAGGGAGTCACGGGTCTTTTCCGGAACCATGACCTGCATCTGCCCATCGACTTCGATCTCATGCATGACCAGCTCGACCGTAAGTCGCGCGAACTCTGTCACGCGGTGCGTGAGGCTGATCCCGACGATGCCTTTGAGCGGATGTCCCTCGACCTCGAGGGTGCCTCGACCGGGCTCGGTGATATGCAGGACGACATTTTTGAGCATGTGAATGCCCTTCGGCTGTCCCGGCTGGACGGCTGTGAAGGTTGGTGGCGCGGACAGCCGGGGCCGCGCCACCAACCCGACTAGGAACTACGCGCCCCGCGTATACGGGAAGCTGTTCGACGCGCCGACTGCGTTCGTCACCACGATCGGGGCCGAACCCGCCGAACCCGCCGGCATCACAGCAGAGATCAGGCCGTCGTTGATGACGCTGTACGACGTGGCGTTCGTGCCGCCGATCGTGACGTGCGACGCGCCCACGGTGCCGGTGAAGTACTGCCCGAAGATCGCGATGCTCGTCGTGGCCGCAGCAGCCGAAGGGGAAGCACCGGCGACGACGGGGGCGAGCGCGACGTTATACGGGTTGATGATGTTCAGGTTCAGCGGGATGTCGGTGGCCATGAACGTGACGGTCGCCTTCTCCACGTTCGCGACAGCCGTGTTCGTCCGCGCCCACTGCACCAACGCCACACCCGAATAGGCTTCGGGGCCGCCGTTGCGGTCATACCAGCGCACGCCACAGCGTGCGGCGGTGCCGAACTGCCCCACGCAGGCCCGGACGAGTTCCTGACCGGCGTCGTAGGTGCCGGACGTGACGCGGCGGAAGAACTGCGCGACCGCCGACCAGTCCTGCATCGTGATCTCTTTCGTCGTCCACCCGGTCGTGTCGTAGGCGGACGTGTCTTCCGTCGCTGGGGTGATCGACGGGTTGAAGTCATCGACGCCGTTCAAAGCCAGCCATCCGCCCGCAAGCGTCAGGTCGGTCGTCACGTCGATCTTGAACTTTCTTGCAAGCGTTGTGCTCACGGCGGGTGCCTCCTTGTGGCGTGCCGAAACACCCGTCACGCGGCGCGTGCGGGAGTCAGAGGGGCTGTATTAGGTCGGGCGGTTCACGGTTGTCGGGTAGTCGACATCCAGCGCGTAGTTGTCGCTGCGTTCCCACCGTCGTGACTGCTGGTCCATGCCGAGCGGGATCGAGTTGACGCGAAGCATCTGGATCAGGTGGCAGGACCCGAAGACGCGGTTGGTGAGGCCGTGCAGTAGTACGAACGCCGAGTCGCCGAGTTCATCGACATCGCGCGGGTCTGTGGTGCCACGGAACCGGACCTGTACCTGCGGCTGGCCGAGCGGGAGCTTCGGATTGTCGCTCGCACCGAACGTCGTGAGCACGACGAGGCGGTCAGGGTCGGGCGGCATGTCTTTGAACGTCAGCCCCGTCTCGGACGAGAGATAGTCCGAGCCGTCCGTGCGCCAGGTGACGACACCGCCAGCCTGAAGCACACCAGCGACGCCGCTCAGCAGATCCGTGCTGGTACTCACGCCAGCAACTCGCGGATGCCTGCGGCGACCGCTTCCAGCGCCGGCCGCTCACCCTCAACAACCGCCAAACTCAGGAACTTCGCGTGGCCGCCGTGGGGGTGGTTGTAGGTGAGGTCTTCATGCTGGAACACGGCCCAGAACGCGCCGTAACCGATCGCTGCCACGTCTTCACCGTCCGGGCCGACCTCAATCCGGGTGAAGCCTGTCTCTGTCATGTGGACGCCGTGACGGGGCTCCGGTTCACGCGGCGCACCCTCGTCAGCGAGCGCAAGAATCAGTTGCGCGCCCGTCTTCAACCCCCGCCGTCGCGCTGTCGCGACCTCGAGCAGCAGCGTGTCGTTGAGGACGAGGTCGCTCACGTCAGATCCACTTGCGTGTGGAACGCCGACGCTGGCCCTGCGCTGTTGCGCCGGTAGGCGCCGAGCACGGTCGCCTCACGGTCGTTGACTGTCACTTTGGAGCCGACCGCGAATGCATCCACCGCTGCGAGAGGTGCATAGAGGGTCGTGGAGGACACGACTTCGGTGCCGTCAGGTGCGCGGACGAGTTTGCGTGCGTCGTTGATGAAGCATTTCACCGTCACGGGGGTCGAGAAGCTGCCACCGTAAGCACCGGCGCCTTGGTAGGTCTTCACGGTCACTGTCTGCGTGAATAGTGACGCGACGCCGCGCATTAGCGGACCTTGACGACAGCGGCCGACGCCCCGAACCGCACCCGCAACCGCTCACGCACCGAATCGGGCAGCGCGAACGGTGACGGTGACTCGGTACCGGGCGGGTTGATCGCCGTCTCCGCGTAGTCGCCGAGTTTGATCTGATGCGTCAACGCCGAACCGCCGTAGGAGCCGTCCTGCGCCGACGCGATCGACACCATCCCGCACACCAAGTCAACGATGTCTGTCGGGACGATCGGCAGGCCGTGCGTATAGGTGACAGTGACCTCGACCGGTAAGCAGTCGGGCTGCCAGGTGGTCGGCATGTAGATGGTGTCGCCGACCTTCCGCCAGCCCGTCACTACAACCGCGTTGACGGTGATCGACGCGACAGCGGTGACAGGGCCAGCAGGAAGATCGAACGAAGACCGGTAATCGTCCACGACGAGCGTGACCGTGGATGTTTCTTGCGTGATCGCGCAGCCCGCAGCGTCCCGCACCGCATCCGCGGCGGTCGCGAGCAGAACATCACCGTTCAGGTCGTCAGGGACGACGATGTTGCGGTCGTCCAAGTCGTCCTGAGTGGCTAGCGGGGTCAACATTTAGCCCTCAGGCTGCGGCTCTGCCGGCGCCTCAACAGGCTCCTGCACGGGCTCGACTACTTCCGCCGCCGGGTCGGGTTCGACCGGCTCCACGGCAGACTCAGCCTCGTCCTGAGGGACGCTGGCGGTCTCGTCAACGGTGTCGGGCTGACCTTCGGGGCCTTCGCCGCCGAACGTGTGCCGCTCCGTCACCATGTCCGGGCCGTCATCCTCAACCGGGGCATCGACAGCCGCGGTTTCGGGTTCGGTTTCGTTGGTGGGCTCGCTCACGCGGGCCTCCCTTCCGTGAAAGGTGAGGCGGGGAACCGAAGGGGGTCGGTTCCCCGCCGTCCGGGTTGTTACGAGGTCTTCACCGAGGCGACGACCAGTGCCTCCGGGCGGACGACCTTCGCGCCATACAGGTGCAGGCCCTTCAGGGCGTCAGCGAACCGCTTCTGCGGACGGAACGCCTCAACCTTGTTGATCTGCTCGGCGTAGGACGTGCCCATCGCCGAACCGATGTAGGCGAGCTGCCCGCCACCAGCGATCGCGACATCCGCCACCGTCGCCGACGCGGTCGAGTTGACGGTCGTCGTCACCGACGTGCCGTCTGCGGAGACCGACGCGACAGTGTTCGACGCGCCGACACCCGTCCCCGTGATGGTCAGCCCGACATCGCCCTGGCTGAACGTGCCAGCCGCGGCACCGTCGATCACCTTCGTACCGGAGTGGGTAGTCGCCGTGATCGTGCCGCGGTTGGCCTGGAACGTGTTGTTCGACTTCATGATGGTGAAGCCGGCGGCGTCACCGATCATGCCGTTGTGCAACGCCGACGTGCCCGACTCGTTGTACTTGATGAACCGCGAGTCAAGCTGCAACTTGCCGTAGGCGGCCGGTGAGATGACGGCGAACCGTCCCTCGGTGGGGACGTTGTTCTGGTCGAGCTTCACCGACGCAGGGACGAGAAGCTGGTCGTAGACGTTCGTGACCGTTGTCGCGTCCACGAGCCCCAGCGACGTGCCGGCACCCGCAGCCATCTTCGCCGCGATGTACTGGTCGGCAACGTCGCGCAGGGCGTAACCGGCCTTCTCGGTCGCCTCAGCCATCAACGCGCCGCCTGCACGGACCTGCGCCATGTCGATGTCGTCGACCTCGAAGTTGAAGTACTTCGACTGGTCGATGGTGAGGGTCTGCTGCGAGTCCGTGAGGACTTGCGTGGTCATGTCGGTGTCTTTGGTGTAGTCACCGATGGTCGGGGTGCCGATCGCGGTGATCTTCACCGACGAGCCGTACCCGGTGATCTCGCCCTCGTAGTTGCGGTTGCTGCAAGGCGCGCCGCCGAAGACGAGACTCTTCTCAAGGACCGAGAGAATCTGTGCCGACCAGATGGTCGGCTGGAACAGAGTGATCGCCATGACGGCGTTCCCTTCTTACGGGCACGCCGTGAAGCCCCGTCACCGGATGGTGCGGGCTGCGGTCGTGCGTTTGGTTTAGGTGATGCCGAGCAGTTTGTTGAGTCGGCCGTCTAGGCGGGCCTTCTCGATTCCTGCGATGTCACGCGCCGCGTACATGCGGTCCACGTCGGCTTGCGTGAGTTGCGCGCCGCCGCCAGGGCTGTCCTTCGGGCCCTGGTCGCCGCCGCCTTGGAATCTTTTGCTCTCGCCTTGCGCGAGGTAGGGCTCTTTCGCGAGCAGTTCGTCGACCGCCGCGACAATGGCTGTGGCGTCGACTTCCCCGTCGTCATCGACGTCGAATGACGACAGGTCGAGCAGTCGCAGCGCTATCGCCGGATTGGCGAGTTTCCCGGTCGCGGCGAGGGTGACCTGTGCACGGATGAGGCGGTCGTTCGCCTTCGCCAGCGCGGCCGATTCGGCTTCGCGGCGTACCCGCTCCGCTTCGGCGGCCTGCTTGTCGGTCTCCGACTTCCCGATGAGCTCTTGCAGCTTGTCGGGGTCGAGGCCGAGCGCCTTGTACTTCGCGAGGTCGGCTTTCGCCTGGTTCCGTTCGGCCTTCATCCGGTCGAGGGCCTGCTTGCCCTTGTCAGCCAAGGCTGCGCGGGCTGTCGCCTCGTCGTCGACCTCATCGGCAGTTGCGGCGGCTTCTGCCTCTGCGGCGGCGGCGGCCTGTTCTTCAGCGGTTGGTGCGGACATGCGGGTCTCCCGTTGCGGAAGGTGTGCTACGCCGCGTTGCGCGACGTAGGTGTTACGTCAGGGGATGTACTCGTGGTTTGTGCGGTCTCGTCGGGTGTGGCGGATTCGGCTTGGATCTCGTTGAATCCGCGCGGCAGCGGTTGTCCGGGGGCGGCGTGGATCGGTGTGCCGGAGACCATCAGTTCGGGGTTGGCCTTCGCCATTTCGATGACCCGCTCCACGTCGGACGGGTCGAGCCCCCACCATTCGAGGCGGTATTGCAACGGCAGACCGGCCTGCCCGAGTTTCAGGAACGCGTCGGTCTTCTGCGCCAGCGACCGGTATTGCGGGTCGGACCAGACAACCTTGCCCGTGGCGGCGGCTTTCGCCTTACCCGTGTCGCCTTGTGCGAGCGCTACCAGTGAATGCAGATCACGCACGGGCCGGGTGAAGTACTGCTGGCGTTGCATCACCTTCGCGACCAGTCCCGTTTCGGCGACGGTCAATGATTCGGCGGCGATGTTCGACATTTGCCCCATCAGGTAGTGGGGCGGGGTGCGGGTTTGTGAGGCGACGTGCTGCATCGCCATTTCGATGATCTTCGCGAATGACTGCAAGTCAGCGGCCGGCCATGAGCTGGTCTTCGCGTTGGGGTCGGTGACCCACAGCAGCCGATCTTCTTTCAGTTCCTTCAACGTGACCGGTGTCGACCCGATCACTTGCCCACTATCGTCGAGGATCGGCCGTTTCGGCACGTCCGCGCCGGTGACGACACGCTGCGGCAGCGACGCGAAGTCCAGCGCGTTGAACAGGTACGCCCAGGTCAGGTTGATCGCGTCCTGCATCGCCGCCACACCCGCAAGATCGGAGAGCGGCATGTCGTCGAGCAGGGTCTGGTTGCGGAACTCCACCATCGGAACCCGGCCCATCGGATTCGGGATCGGCCACGTCTCGTCCGGCTCCGGGCGGGGTTCCCATTGCGGCTGCTTACGCGGGTCGTATTGGAACGAATCCGAAACCGACCACTGCCACTTCCACACTTCATCCGCGGTGTAAAGGGTCAGGAATCCTTTCCCGCCGTCAAGCCAACCCTTCGCTGCCGCCGTCGTCCGGCGCGTGTCGGGGTTGATCGCGAGCGTGCAGAACTCCGGGTGCTCGAATGACACGATCGGCGTCTGCTCGTCGTCCGGGTTGCCCCAGACGAGCGCGAACGACCGCCCAGCGGCCAACGCGACTGTGAACGCTTCGGACATGCCGGACTGCACGTCGTTGGCTTCCATGACGCGCTGGAAGTCGGCGTCGGCCTCGCGCCGGTCCTGGTCTCGCGCGCCACCCTCGTCGGTGTCGTCGTCCAGGCGTAGACCCATCCAGTTCAGCCGCTCTGCGGTCGAGTCGATGACGGGTGCGCACCAGTTGTCGGAGAACCCGACGAACCGCTGCTTGAAATGCTCCGTGAACTCATCCGATACGAACCGGAGGTTGTGCAAGCCCCGGTAATAGTCGAGACAGCCGCGGATACCGGCAGGATGGACGAGCCCACCCGCGCCACCAGAGAAGCGTCTGCGTTCAATCTGCTGCCACATTCGGCGGCCGAGTGCCATCGCCTGATCGGGGGTCAATGACACGCAGCCCTCCTAGGCGGTATAGACGTAATAGACAGGCTTCTCAACGCCCCAACCAGCCACGATCGCGTCTTCGCCGGCTTCATGCGCGAGGGTGTCGGCCATCGCCATGTCGATCTTCTGGTGGTCGTTCGGTTTAGCGAGGATGTACCGGTCACCCGGCTTCGCGATCTTCCTAGCGTTCGCCACATGCGCCGCAGTCGTCTGACAGTCGTCATGCGTCGACCGGCCTGACGCGAGGTCAGTCACCGAGCGGGCGAGCGCGTCGTGCATCTGCCGTATCCGGTACGTCGCCCACTCGAGGAATACGTCCTCACCGAACCGCAGCGCCCAATCGCCGATCTCGGACTGCCAGTCCCGCGGGTCGCAGTAGGCCCGCACGATCTTGAAATGGCGGGCCAGGTGGTCGACGGCGGCGTTCACTTCGCCCCGCGGGATCGACCCGCCGTGCTCGGCCGGGT